TTGGTGTGGTTTACTTGTTGCCTAACCATTGTATACCACATATCAGTACAGTTAGACAGTGTCATATTGTGAAGGGTACACCTAGTAGTAGTTTTATGGATGGATTCGCATTTCAAATTACTGAAGCTGATTTGAATCGGTACCCCGAACGAGATCTTGTGGTCTGTAAATTTAAATGTCTACCTAGTGGTAAAGATATCAGACCTTACTTTATACATAAACGGTGTCAAAGTATACCTGGTCCAGCCGAATATGTTGCCATTAATAGAGAGAAAGAAGCAGTTAGTAAACCTACTATTTATACTTATATAGTTGAGAATGTTAAGTTAACCAAACTCAATACTATTCAGGATCAATGGTGGTCTCCTAATGTACATACACAAGCTGGAGATTGTGGGATGATGTTATATAGATGTTCACCATTAGGTACTCAAATATTGGGTATGCATCAGTCTTATGACAGGGAACGCCAGGTTGCTGGCGCTATGGCTATCACTCACGAGTTTATTCAAACGATCGATTGTGATCAGGAGGTGTCAGCAGCGGACCCCCAATGGGGTGAGTCTACTAAGCTGAGTGAAATTAAAGCTAATTCAGTTTTAAGATCGATAGACTCTGGCCAATTAGATGTGTATGGGAATATAGCTTCTAAGACATTGCGGAGAACGAATGTCGCAAAGCATCTGATGTTTGAAGATATTAAGGAGTTGGGTTATGAGCAGCGTTACTTTCCTCCAAATCTGGCAACAGATAAACCATGGAAATTGAATATACACCAATTAATTGTAGCTGATTGTTCAGCATCCTCAATTGATATTGGGATTATTACTGATCAAATGTTGGAAGAATGGTGTAGTTTAACACCAGATGAATCTAAGCAAGAGATTGGTATTTTACCATTAGATACTGTTGTTAATGGTGTTCCAGGATTGAGATTTATTGATTCTATCAATAAGAATTCCTCTATGGGTCATCCGTATAATAAGCAAAAGCGTCTTTTTATGGATGAATTACCTGCTAATAAGAAACACCAACACCCAGTCCAATTTTATAAGGAAATTGAAGAGAAGTTTGATACTAGCTGTAATATTGCTGTTAGAGGTTTAAGAAATTACCCTATTTTTCGAGCATCTTTGAAGGATGAAGCCTTACCACTACGGAAGATTAATACTGGTAAAGTAAGGGTTTTTATGGGAGCTCCAGTTGATTTTACTTTATTGATGCGCTCAGCACTCTTATCATTCATTAGAGTAGCTCAAGTTAATCGATATATATTCGAAGGTGCTCCGGGTATAGAAGCTCAAGGTACAGATTGGGGGGATTTATATAATTATCTTTCCACGTTTGGGACAGATAAATGTATATTCGGAGATTTTGCTGGATTTGATACGAGTATGAGAGCTGATTTTATGTTAGCTGCTTTTGATCTGATAGCGCGATTCCATAAGCGATGTGGTGCTAGTGAAGAACATGTGAGAGCTATTTATTCTATTGCTCAAGATGTGACTTTCCCAATGGTAGAGTATCACGGTGATTTGGTGCAATTTTATGGGGTTAATCCCAGTGGGCAAGCACTCACTGTTACGTTGAATGGGATTATAAATTGCATGTATATGAGGTACTGTTATCTTAAACTAAATCCATGTAATGAAGTAAAATCATTTAGGACAAATGTTAAGTTAAT